ATGTAAGGGTTGGTCGCCATCAGATCCACCAGTCCACAGGCCACGGCTCGCCAGGGTTCACGCCACCGCTGGCGTCGGCCAAGTTGTCGTCGACCCGGGCCAGGCTCAAGTCAAACGACACGCGCCGGGCCACGCCCTGGGCCACAAACACCGATCCGGTCTCGCTGATGCCCTCGATCACCCAGGCCCCGTACACGCCACCGGCGCCGTCCACCATGGCCCAGGCCCGGCCGCTGTCGGCCATGTCGCGCAGCTGGGGCAGCGACTGACGTGTGCCCATGAATTCAGGCACCTGCACGCCGGTCAGGTTGATCAGGTCGTCGCCTGGCCCCACAAACTGCCGGGCTGGGCGCTGGCCCACGCGCGAGTTGCTGGGGTGGCGCCAGGTGGTCTGGCGCTTCAGCTCTTCAAAGGCCAGGGTGTTCAGGCTGAACACGAACTGGCCGAGGCTCATCATCATGGTGGGCTCTCTTTCAATCGATATCGCTCATGCTGGACAGCACCCGCGACCTGGCCGCTCGATCGCGCCGGTCCAGCTCGGCCGACACGGCGCGGGCGATCGCCTGCGGGTCCATGCCTGGGGTGGCGTTGATCGTGATCTGGTGGCTGCTGGCCGGTGCGGCTGCGGCAGATCCGCCGGCACCCGCCTGGCGGGCCGCCATCACCGGGCGCTGGGCCAGCACCAGGGGCTGGGCATCGGAGCCCAGGCCATCGGCCGCCATCGAGGCGCTGGCAACGGCCGTGCCCGCCATGGCCAGCGCGGCGCGGCGCACCAGGTCCTGGCGGCCGGTAATGCCCAGGGCGGTGCCCTCGCTGATGAAGCCCCCTGCTTCCATGAACACCCGGCTGGGGCTCTTGATGCCCAGGCGATCACGGAACCACTGCGCCACCGAGTCGGCCGCGCCGGCAATCGTGTCGCGCACGGCCGCCAGCCTGCTGGTGATGCCATCGGTGAGGCCCGCCATCAGGTCAGCACCTGCCTGCAGGAAGCGGCTCTTCAGGTCCACCACGTACTGCCACGCGGCCTGGCCGCCGCTGCTGATGCTGTTCCACCAGCCGCTCACGGCGCCCGACAGCGTCTCCCAGATCGCGATCAGCCCGCCCTTGATCCCGTCCCAGTTGCGCCAGACCATGAAGGCGGCCACAGCGATCAGCGTGAGGGCGATCCCAATGGGGTTGGTCAGCATCAGGGCGCCCAGGCGCACGATGGCTGAGCCGGCGGCGGTCAGGATGGGGCTCAGCACCGAAAATGCCCTGCCTGCCATGGCTCCGAACTTGGACAAGAGGCTCATTCCAGACCCAAGGCCAAACAGCTTCACCCCAAGCGTTGAGACGAGGTATCGCATCAGGATGAACTTGCCGGCCAATAGGCCGATCGGAATCAGGAGCGTGCCCGCCACCAGCAAGATGCCGCTGAGTCCCAAGGCGGTGAGGGCCAGCCACTTCACCAGTGTTGGGTGCGCCTTCGAGAATTCGCCAATACCTTGACTGGCGTTGCCCAGCCAGGTGGTCAATGACTTGATCTCTGGCGCGATGCTTTCTCCGATAGTGGCCAAGGCGTTGGTGGCAGTACCACTGGCAGCATCCCACAGATTTCTCAGCGTGCCGAGCTGCTCGCTCACGCGCCGCTGCAGGTCGGCCTGTGTCTGCATGCGTGCAACCACCTCCTGATAGCCATCAGCCCCCTTCTCGATCATGAGCGTCAGAGCCTGGAGGGTCTCCGCATCGTCTCCAAACGCATCCTTCAGGGCCGCCAGGCGCCTTTGGGTGTTAACCCCCTTGAGCTGCTGAAGCTGCTTGAACATCTTGTCGAGCCCGCCGAACTCCCCCTTACCGTCCGTGAAGTCGAGCGTTACACCTGTTCCTTGCAGCTCTTTATTGGCCTTTTTGATCTTCTTGTCGCCCATCGCGGCTTGGAAGATTTTCCGATAGGCGTTGCCGGCCGCTTCACCAGCCATCCCTGCTTGATCAGACATCACCAGCAGTGGCGCCAGTTCTTTTGCGGCGGCTGCGCCCTCTTTCCTGAGGATGCTCAGGGCGGGGCTCAGCTTCGAGAACCCCTGCAGCATGTTGTTGTCGTCAACACCCAGGTAGTAGGCCCGCTGGATCGTGTCCATCAAGGCCATCATGTCGCTGTCAGCGGTTCGGGTCGCGTCTTGCATCTTGGCCGCGAACTCGGCAGCTGCTTCTGGTGCCTTTTTCAGCTGCACGGCCAGGTAAGCCGACGCGGACCCAACACCCCCCAGGATTTTTTCCGCGGGGATGCCTTGGCGAACTAGCATCGTCATCATTCGCTGGTAGTCCGCCGTGGTTCCTGGCAGCTTGTTGCCCAGCTCATCGGCCAGCACTTTGATTTTTTCAAAGGCAGGGGCCACGCTCCCATCTTTGAGCATCAATGCGACCTTCAGCCCTGTGGAGGCATCCTCCGCCTCCGAGAAAGCCTTGATCGGCGTCATGCTCGTGTCGACACCTTTGCGACCTGCTGCTTGCATGGCCACGCCGGCGCCCACTACTAGGCCGGCCTTCATGCCCTGGCGGGCGGTGGTCTCGCGGATCTTGGCCAGACGCGAGAGCTGGGCCTGTTGGCGTTCCACCGAGCGCGTGGTGGCGTCAATCTGGCTGCGCAGTCGGGCCTCGGCTTCGGTGACGTTGCCAATGCCCATCTCTTTCATGGCTCGGCGCACGGCGATCAGGCGCTGGCGTTGGGTGTCGCTGGTGGCGTTCAGGCGCTGCAGCTCTTTCTCGGCCGTGGCGATCTGCTGGGCCAGCTTGCGCTGCTCGGCGGCGGTGGCCGGGGTCTCTTGGCGCAACTGGGCCAGCATCACGGTGGCCACCTTGGTCTGCTGGCCGGTGGCGGCGAGCTGCTGCTGCAGGCCGCGCATGCGGTCGATGGCACCTTGCTGGGCGTTCAGGTCGCGCAGTTCCTTGCGGGTGGCGCTCAGGGCCTGGGCCGTGGCCTTGCTGCCCTGGGTGATGCGTTTGAGGGGGGCCAGTGCGCGGTCTGCCAGGTCAAGCACCACGCGCAGGCGCAGCATGTCTGCAGCCATGTTCAGTTTTCCTTGGGGTCAGTCTTCAGGGGTCAGTCGTCAGGATTCAGGCGCTCGATGGCCAGCTCGCGCCAGGCCATCAGCTCGGAGACCGTCATCGGGGTCATCTCCGACAGCGGCCAATGGAAGGCCACGGCCAGGTCGGCCATGGCGCTCTCTACGCGTTCAGGAAGGCCTGCACCTGATCCTTCGGCAGCAAAAAAGCGAGCACCTCGCTTCCCAGGGCCACCAGGTCGGCCGGGTCGAGGTTGCCCACGTCGAACTTGGTGAGGGTGGGCGTGCTGATGCGCGGCAGCAGCACCTGCAGCGAGTCGACGTCGACCCGCATCAGGGCCGACAGCGACAGGCCTCGCAGCTCGCCGGCCTTGGGCTTGCGCAGGGTGACGGAGCTGATGGTCTGCTCGCCGCGCTGGATCGGGGTGTCCAGAGGCACCACGGCGGTGTCGGTCTGGGCTGCAGGGATGGCGGAGGGGGTAGCGGCGGTGGTGGATTCAGGGGTGGTCATGGGAATTCAGGGGCAAAGGTGGAGGAGATGGCAGCGGCCCCGCCTGGGGCCGCTCGGACGGGCGTCAGATGCCCAGTGCGGCGCGCACCTGCTGCATGCGGTCCACGCCGTTGACCAGCTCGATCATGTTCACCACGTCGATCTCGATCAAGGCGGTGCCGTTGACAGTGAGCTTGTAGTAGCTGATGGCCGACTTGATGGTCAGCTCGGTCTTGTCGCCGCCCTTGGCCTTGCCCGGGTCGAATTCTTTGTGGCGGCCGCGCACCACGATCTCCAGCGAGTCGACGGTCTCCGCGTCATCCGACTGCAGGGCGCCGGCAAAGCGCAGCAGCACGCCGTTGTGTGTGGTGGTGCCCCACTGCTTGAGGATGTCGGTGATCCAGCCGGCGGCCTTCCAGTCCATCTCCATGGCTTCCGAGCCGAGATCCAGCTCGATCTCGCCGGCCATGCCGCCCGAGCGGTATTTCTCCATCTTGCGGGTGAGCTTGGGCAGCGTGATTTCTTCGGTCTCGCCGACGTAGCTCACGCCATCGACGAACAGGGCAAAGTTCTTGAGTTTCTTGGGCAGTCCCATGAGGTTCTCCAGTGATCAGGGGTTGAGGGGGGCGGCTTTTACAAGCCGGTGCCGACGCGCACAGCAAAGTCGCTGAAATACGCGTCGGTGATGCGTTGCTGGAAGCCCAGGTCCTCGAGGGGCGGCACCGGGGTGTAGTCGTAGTCGATGCGCAGCTTGCCGACCTTCAAGGTGGCAGTGGTGTTGATGTCCTCGTCGTACCAGGCCTTGCCGTCGAGGATGTAGCCGCCGCTCTTGAGCTCGCGGAACTTGGCGTTGATGCCCTCCAAGATGTCCTTCACCAGGGTTGGGTGCAGCGGCTTGTCCACCGCCCACATGTGGCCCTCGGCCATGGTGTCGGCCAGCACCTGGGCCGTGCGGGTGGCGCTTTCGAAGGCGAACAGCTCTTCGCTGCTGGTGGTGCGGCTGCCCCAGAAGCGGTAGCCGTTGGACTGGATCAGCGTGGTGACGCCGGCGGCATTGAGCAGGCCTGCGTCGGTGTCGGGGCTCTGCAGGTCCCAATGCACGTCGCGGCTGATGCCCTGCACCCCGTTGATCGGCACGTTGGACAAGGTCTTGTGCCAGCCGTATTCCTGGTCGATGCGGGCACGCAGGCCCATGGCATAGGCCACGGCCGGGGCTTCGACGATGCCGGCGGCGTTCACGTCGAACTTCTTCCAGTTGGGCCACAGCAGCATCAGCTCGCGGGCGCCGAACAGGTCGCGGTAGGCGGTGGCACCGCTCACGTCCTCGCCATGGGCCGCTGCAT